GAGATGTCAAGAACGGGACGACCGGCACGACGGAGCGTTGCGAATGAATCGACGAGATATTGCGGGACTACGAGACCGGCCATGTTGGTCGTTGATACGTCACGAGTCTCGAGCATTTCGCGCTGATAACGACTAATCCGTTCGCGGGCTTCGTATGATCCACCGAACTCGGCGGCCATCGCGTCGGCGAGGAAGTTATTGGTCGAGCGTTCGTGATAGGTGGCTTCTTCGCTGATTACTCGGGCGGGAGCGGCTGAACGTGTCTCGGTTGTTTTGCCGTCGATCGTGGCGGCGAGTTCTGCCGCTTTGACCTTGCGGATCTCGATGTCGGCGATCTGCTCGATACGCTCGTCGAGTTTTTCGATTTCGAGTTTGAGGGCTTGGATGTTTGCGAGCTCGATGTCTGTGATGTCACGGTTTTCGTCGGCGGCGCGTGTGAGTGTTGAGTCAATGAGGCTCGTCTTTGATGAGCGGTTCTCTTGAAGGTTGGTTAGAAATTGGTTCATAGGGTGTCCTTTGGTTTTGTTGGGACGGGGTGCCTACTTCGTAACCGGTGGAGGTTGCCGCGGTGCGGGGTGCTCGACTCGATTCGGTGGGGTGCCGGATGTTTTGATTCTAGTCGGCGTTGGAGACGCTGGCGAGTATTTCTTGCGCGAGTTCTCGATTGGGTTTTTCTTGTGTCATGCGCTGGATGTTTTCCACGAATGTCCGACCCGGGTCGCCTCCCCACAATGCCCACGCGATTCGACCGGCTGACGGATAGCCATCTTCGTCGGGTCTGAATCCTTGGCCTTGTTTGTCGACTTCGTGACGTGCGAAGAATGACGCCGATCGGTTCACGGTGTCGAGTGATAGCGGACGGCCGTTTGAGATGTCACGGGCGCGGGCGACGCCGACTTCGGTTCCGCCTCGGTTGAACTCTCGACGCCATTCGAGTCCTTGCTTGGCTTCGTCGATCATGCCTTGGGTCGGCTTGTAGGAGATGGCGCGTTCTTGTTTTGAGTAGCGCGGGTGATCTTCGTTGAGTAGGTCGTTGTCGGTGATGTATTTCGGATTCTTTGGTGCTCCGCTACTGGCAAGGAATAGGAACGCGTTGACGCGGGCCATCGCCCATTGAGCGCGGCCGATGCCCGGACGATTGGATGTTGAGTAAGCGCCCGCGCCTCGACGATAAACAGATCGGAGAGAGCCGGCACGAACTCGAGTCCACGAGGGGCGGTCGTCTGTTTCCATTTGGTCGTTGTGGGCGGTGACTTTGTTTTGGATTGCTTTTTCGGTCGCGGCGTTGATTGTAATGTTGCCTGACTTTCCAGATGCCGAGCCGGGTTTGTTCATGCTCGAGCCTTTGATCTGTTCGTCGGGTGATGCTGGCGGGTCGACTCGATGCTCGAGAATGGCGAGGTTTCGATAGCCGTGGGACGCGCCTTTCATGACGGTCCCGTCTGGCATCGTGTGAGTCGGTCCGTCGTAATCGTCCGGGAGGTCGTCGTCGTTGTCACCAACGTCGTCGGAGTCGTCCTCGGCGGCGTAGAGCGCGGCCATCTGGCGCTCGGCTTGGAGTTCGCTTTTGTGGCATCCCATGATTTCATTGTCGTCGTCTTTGACGACGGCGTACCCATTACAAGCCGAGAGTCCGGTCGTGATGGTGTAGGGCATGGGCTAGGAGTTCGGTAGGAGAACGGTGACCGTCTCGGTACCGGTGGAGACGATTCCGTGGAGGGTTTCGCCCGCTGGAACGGTCACGGTGAGAGGTCCGTCGTTCTTTTCGAGTAGGAATCCGGTCGATGTCGAGACGGTCGAAGCGCCGAGATAGACATCTGTTGTACTGGCCGAATGGATGACGATGTCTCGGTTGACGGTGCTCGACGCTACGAGGAGAGTCGCGGTTGTTGTGACGGATGTTTGTGTTGATCTCATTTTTTGATTTCCTTTAGTAGTTCGACAATGGCGTCGAGGTTGGGCGTGTCTGATTCTTCACGGACGCCGACGACTTGCGCCGCGTGGCCGTATGCGCCGAAAGTTACGAGGGACACTTCGGCGAGGTGTGCGGCGATTCTTTCAACGACTCCGTCCTTGCGTCGGTTGTCCTTCAATGGCTGGAATCCGATCGAGAGTTCCGATAGAGCGCCGTCGCGCACGAGTTCCAAGATGTCGTCTGAGCGGTTGCCTTTTGAGACTCGAAACTCTCCATAGAGGCCGTTTGTGTCCTCGCGGAGAAGTGTGGCGCGGCCGATTGGGAGGGCTTGGGAGTCGTGACCGACTAGGAGCTTGACGCGGTGAGCGTTCGGGATGACACGAGAGAACGCGCCCGCCTTGAACACTTCGACGAGGTTCGCGTTGATTCGTTGTTCCACGTTGTAGGGGACACAGATTCCGCATATTGTTCGGCCGTCTCCGGTTGTTCTGATTTCTAGGTCTACTTCGTAGGCGCGAGTTTCGATCATGTCATTTCCTCCATGTCTGTCGGGGTGTTGTAGGGCTCTCGGTTTTCTAGGTGTCGGACTTCGTCAACGGTGAGGAAGCCAGACTCGAGGGCTACTTTGTGGGCTTGGTATCGGGTGAGTGTGTCGACACGGAGCAGAGAATCGAATGAGAACTCGGCGGTCTGGCCTCGTGGTAGGTAGTCGGTGAATGTTGCCTCGATGCGGGCCGTGAGGGGCGCGAGGGATGTCTTGATGTATTCGATGCCTTGGAGTTCGGTGTTTGTGTAGGTGCGCGAAGTGTTGGGCGCTCCGATGAAGTTGCCGGGGATTCCGACGATGTTGGCGGAGTCGGCGATTGCTTGGTTTCGTGCTTCGACAAGTTGAGAGTCTGACGCGTTGGCGGTCAACGGCTCGACGGTCGTGGTCGAGTTCATGACGGCGGGACGGCGGGAGCGGCCTGAGTAGTGCTCCATCCATTTCAATTTGAGGAGATCGGCTTCGTCCTCGGTGAGATCTGGGTTCGCTGACTTGATGACGTAGGACGGCATCGTTCCGCCGTCGAAGTATCGAGCGGCGTATTCCATGACCGCGACCGCGGCCGCGATGCCTTGGCGTTGGGCGGCGATGATTCCGATTCCGGCGACGTCTCCCGGCATGGAGAAGCCTTTGACATGGAAGATCTCGGAGGCTTGATAGTCGACTTGGTCGATGGTGAACACTTTGTTTCCGTTGGTTTTGTGAATCATGACGCGCTCGGGTGAGACGGGATAGATGGATTCGGGGTAGCCGGACGGTCCGAGTTCGCCGAGGATGGCGACATAGTTTCCGTGGAGAATGAGCGCGGCCACCATTGCCGAGATTGTTTCGACGCGTGTCTCGAGTGGGTTCGGACGCTCGAGGAGGCGCGGAGTTGGTTCGATTCTTTGATGGTGCCGGTAGGCGTAGAGAGGCAAGACGCCGATCGAGTCCGAGATCATTGTTGTCGCCCGCCAGATCGCCGGGACCGACAATGTCGTCTCGGTGTCTACGGGGACGCCGGCGAACGTGTCAAGAGTGGTCCGAGAGATTCGGCCTTGACTGTCGACGTACGCGCCGCGCTTCTCTGTTCGTTTTGTGAGGAGACGGTTGAGCATTTTATGACCTTTCGGCGGCGATGCCGAAGATGACAAGGGCGACGCCGGCGAAGCCGAGACCGAGAGGCGGAGAGACGAGCGTGAGAGCCATGGCGACAATGATAGTCCCTATTGCCTGAAGGATAGTGGGTAGGTGTTGCTTCATTAGAAGATGCGGCTCCTTGAGGTTTCGGTTGGTGATCGGTTCGTCGCGTGATGATAGGCGAGAGTCGCGGCGAAGAGTGGCGTCAAGTCGGCGGCGTCGACGGTCCGGCTCCAGAGATAGCCGCTTGACATTTGTTTCCGCTTCGCTGAGGCAATGGCCGACTCGAGAGACGCGCTAGGCCTGATCCGAATCGCGTCGTCAAGTACGGCGTCGTAGAAGATGCCACAAGCCGCGGTCATATCTCGGAGCGTGTATCGGGTGACCGGTACGCCACCGGTCTCGAGACGGTCGACGAGGCTATTCGCTGGAGAGTATCCGTCGACAACGATGGACCCTTTATGTTCGCGCCAGAGTTTCAATGTGCGATCTACTACCCACGAGACACTCTCACGGTGTTCGATGAGCTCGACGCGCCCGGTCTCATCGGCGACACATATCGAAGCCCATGATCTATCCATCGCGACATCTATCCCGAATGAGAGTCGGCCCGATGGAGTGGTTTTGGCGTCGAGAACTTTGAGGACGTACTTGGCGGGGATTGCGGCATCGTCGAGGACGGTCCATTGGCAGAGATAAGCGCGTCGGAACTCTCCTTCGGTCATGGTGGCGCGGGCGTGTCGGACGACTTTCTCGTCGATTGTGAGACCGAGGGCGGGGATGGTCCGCCGCCAGACTTTCGGGTCGTCAATATCGTCGTCGGGGTCTGCTGAGTATTCGAAGAACGCGACGCCCGTGTCGACGCCCGAGTCGATCATCTGGCGACCTTTCTCGACTTTCCGTTTGAGGTAGAGAGACGCTTGGGTGCCGGCGGTCGAGATAACGATGAGTTGAGCGTCGCGCTTGGTGGCCATCGCCGGGAGAAGTGACGCCTCGCGCCGGTCATCTTCGTCGGCGAACGCTTCGTCGATGATTCCGAAGTCGATAACGCGGCCGTGACCGGCGGCGGGGCTTGACGGCATGACGTCAATTCGTGAGCCGTTCTTGAAGTGGATGGCTTCGGCTCCCGCGCCGCGATAGACACGCTTGAGACTTGCCGAGAGTTTTGAGTTCTCAATCGCGGGGACTTGGTCGTCGATTAGTTTCCGCCGCGCATCCCAACCGGTTTGAGCGGTGTAGCCGATTGTCTGTTGGCGTCCCCAAAGGAGCGCCCGTTGTAACTCCATAGAGAGACAGAGCGTTGTCTTGCCGCATTGCCGAGGAATTAGACAGTTGATTTCGCGATACGCCGGCACCATGAGCCCGGTATTTTCGTCAAGGACCATCTCAAGAGCGATGTCGGCGATGTCGCGTTGCCATTTCATGAATGGCGTCCCCAAGAGTTCGGCTACCTTGGCGACTTCATTTCCGCGGGTTGGTCGCTTTTTGTTTCTTTTCGTTGCCCATCTCGGCCGTGATGTCGGCGAGGAGCTTGTCGAACGGGTCGCCATGTGCTTCGGTTTCCTTCCTGAGTGCTTGTTCCGCTAGACGGTACTCGCGCCAGACGACCGGATTGTCGGGTTCGGCGTCGGCGAGAGAGGCAAGGCTTCGCACAATCTGAACTCGGGCCGCGTCGACTTCCGAGATGAGACCGTCGTCTTGGAGGGCTTTGACCGTGATCTCGGTCGCTTGGCGGTTTTGACCGTGGTTTGGTTTTGACGCGATTCTGACCGGTTGTTTCGGTTTTGCTTGTTTTGTTGACGATTGCGCCGATTTTGTCGGTTTTGGCGCTGATTTGCGTGGCGTCATCGGGCTACTTCCTGACGGATTGAATATGGATTTACGGGGCTACGTCGGGCTTC